CTTCTTAGGTGTAGCGTATCCAAAGACGCCAGCTAAAACCGCCATGAGAACGCTGCGGTAGTTTGGCTCGAAGTCGCTGCCAGCCCATGCAGCTAGAAAAGCACCTAACGTAAGGATGTAAGGGTTTTTCATGTTCATTATTTACTCCATTTCGGTCTGACTATAACTCGTATGAGAGATGATGCACGATTCTTCTTGGCGACGGAATCTCCGTTAGTTTCTGACTGACTGCCAGTGTTACCCTCGATGGTTCGGACAAGGTTTGGTTTCGTAGGATCATAATCGAAATTGAGAATACCGACGTGGTCGGCGATTCCTTTTCGATTAAAATCAAATAGGATAAGGTCGCCCTTTTTTGCCTCTTTGAGTGGAACGATTCGATTGTGTTCTCTAGCCCAGCTTTCGATATGGGGACAATAGGCAGTATTGGGAATGGCTTTTTCTTCCTTGCCTTTAATAAAGCAAGCGCGAACGAAAGTAGCGCACCACGGCTGATTATTTGCATGGCCAGCGATAGCAGCAAATTTGTTATCGTTGTTCTTGCCCTCTGTATAACCAATCTCTGCACGAGCCGCCGCCAATACTCCACTAATCGACATTTTCTTTATGCTCACTATTTGTGCAAACCCACTTTTTATTTTCATTTAATTCTAGTTCATCATGATTACACGGAATTGGTGCAATAAAAGCATCGTCAATAGGATCGTAAATATAACCAACACCAGCAAAGTTAAATCTTATATTTCCGTTATATGAAGTTTGAATCCAAGTCCCACCTAATCCAAGTTCTTCTGATAAAAATTGCTGACCGCGATGTTCTTGAGAATCATCTACTACTAAAACTCTAATAACTGTATTAGTTTCGTCTATTTCCGCAAAATGAGCCATATTAAACCGCCGTCTTTAGATAACGAACAATAATTAAGCCTGAGCCACCTGCGCCGCCATCGTAACCGCTAGGATTTCCGCCGCCACCGCCAGAACCAGTGTTTGCAGTTCCCGGAAGTGGTGTTTGACCTGATCCCTGTCTTCCGCCTCTTCCGCCACCGCCTGCGCCGCCTGTGGTTACACCTTGACCACCACCGCCGCCTGCGTAATAACCGCTAACACCAGTTGATGTAACAGTAGCCCATGAAGACCAAGTATTTAATCCATCTCCACCATTACCGCCTGAGCTTGAAGTTGCTGAGCTTCCAACAGCACCAGAACCACCACCGCCGCCGCCATAATAATTTGCATTTCCGCCGCCGCCATTAGATGTATAAATAGTTCCACCTGAGCTACTTGAACCAGCAGTTGCACCTGTAGTAGTTCCACCGCCAGTTCCACCGCCACCGCCGCCCGATGCTGGCGCAGATGGCGCGTTTGAACCCTCACCACCGCCAGTTCCACCGCCTGCTGCGGTTATAGAAGAAGCAAAAGTAGTGCTTGTTCCATTAGCAGCAACAGCACCGCCACCACCTATGGTTAGCGTGTAATTAGTTGGTGATAATAGTAATGATGTTTTATATACAATTGCACCAGCACCGCCACCACCTGCTGCACCACTTCCTGATCCAGCACCACCGCCTATGGTTAATATGTCTGCGGTTAAATCAGCAGTAGTAATTGATAAAGTTCCAGTGGATGTGAACGTTCTGTAATAATATGTTGAATCAGAGGTTAAAGTTCCACCGCTAACCACTGGTTTTGGCGCGCCACCAGCGTTCAAAATAGAAATAACGTTGTTTAGCATTATGCAATCGCACCCACGATATACCAAACGTCCGCCGCAGTCTTAATGCAAGCGGCGGTCTTAAACTGCGCAAGAGTAGGCTGTGCTGCTACTGCACCTGCTGAGTTAATTGTGGTGGTTCCAGCAGTTACCGCTTTAATAGTTACCGCACCTGCGCCCTTGTTTAATACTGTTAATACTGTGCCTACTGGGTAAGCCACCGATGCGTTTGTTGGAATAGTAAAATTAACTGCGGTTGCTTTATTCATCGGAATTAACACTTGGTATTGGTCATTTAATACTGGCGTGTAATCTGCCGTCTGGTCTGATCCGATTGTGAAAGTAGTTAGTCCGTTATACATAGCAGCAGAAAGAACGTCTCCCGTAGCTGCTGGAAATCCTGTTGCCATTATCTTCTCCTAGTATGTCATTACGCTAGTTCCAATTATCCCATATTGAGCGTTACCTATGATGAAAGCATCGATAAGTGGCTCGGATAATGTGAACGTAGTCTTCCATGAATTTGGGGTTATATCGTGAGAAATGCCCACGACTTGCAGGGTTTTATCGATTATAGTCCCATCTTGCCCAACGTTATAGAAACGGACATTTGAGAAGTAATCGAAATCTAAGGCGGCTACGATGCCTGCTGAGTAGTTAGGGGTAGTCAGATCAAGGGTAAGCGAGTCAATGCGCAGCGTAGTTTCGGCTCTGGTCGCTACATAGGCTTGAGCAATATTAAGCGCATCGGCATCGGTCTGGACTATCACATTGTCGTAGTTCACGCTATGAGGAAAATACTTTGAAACCGAAGCCGAATTGGTTGAAGTCTGAGCAGTGCCGCCTACGCGTGTTACTGTGGCTTGGTTGATAATTAGTTTATCGTCAAAGGCAGGTAAGAAGTTTGAGTAGCTTATGCCTGTGCCGTCATTAGAAAACTTGGTTGGAGTAGCTGCTGCCGCCGCTTGGACATTAGCTCGGCTCTTAAAGGTAGCGTTTCCTGCGCCATCGATATAGAACGCGCCTTGCTCACTAAACTCACAATTCTGAATAGCTGCTAAAGCAGTGCGGCGCGTAGCAGGGTCGGCTTGCACTGTGGTAGCACCTGTTGAGATAGCTCTCATAGAACTTGGGTAGCCCACTTGGTCTAATATTTTGCCAACGCGTGAGCTTGTGGTTTCCCCTGCGCTTGTTGATGCCACTGTGGTTATACCTGCAAGGTTAAGCAAGCGGAAAGCATCATTGCAGACTAGATCCACGTAGCCTAGCTCTTGGTCTTTAGGGTAAGAATAGTTATAGGCAGTGATATAGCCAGAAAATAAAAAGTAACCAGAACCACCATAGTTAGCAGTAAAACGAATCTTTCTGTTTACTGTTAGATAGCCATAGTAAGGCGATGCTGGGTTACTTGGGTTCCAGTCGCCATTCGGATCAATAATTCTAAAGGTTGCACTGGTGGCGGTAAATTGATTAAGCAAAAGATTGTAACCGCCGCTAATTGTGGCTTTGATTGTTTGGCTTGATACATCGACAATTCTATCGCCAGTGGATGATGAGGCTAGTGTGCTAGTTCCTAAAATACCATTCTTAGGGTCGCCAATAATAAAATTACCATAGCCGAAAGTAGGGCCATCGGTAAAATATACGACTAGATTTGGCGTTATTGGATAGGTCATTTACCAAGCCAAGTTCGTTGCGTTTCGATATAGAGATACAGGCGTACCATTTGCACTGCTATTTTGGGTAGCAAAAGTAACCGCATCCACTAGTTTTTGAGCATTGTCGGTAATCTGGACTACGACTGTAGGAGTTTGTGATGAAATGCTCATTGGAGTTGTAAATGGTGAAGCACCCACATCCGCAAAAGTTAGGTTGGAAATATCCGCTGTGGCAGGAATTCCAGCAGCGGCCAAAGTCATTGGTTGGCTAAATGGTTTTGCACCGACACTAGCAAAAGTAGTATTCGCAGTAGCTTTATACAAATCTGCACTTAAAGTAGGGCTGTAAATATTATTAGCGGTAGAACCTTGCTTGGTTCCGTTCAATACTAGGTTCATTTCTTTTAGAAGTGCCAACGCTTCTTGCAGGTTCAATATATTGATTAAATCTTTATTAACACCTAAATCAGATAAAGTTGTTCTAATTTGTCCAAGTAAAGCATCTTGCTTTTGCATAGTATTAAATTGACCCAATAGGCCATTGAGGATATCGGTCTGCTTTGTAATACGAGCAGTGTCTTTAGAGTCGATAGCATCTTCTAGAGCGAAAATTGCTTGTTTGATTTCCAAGCGTTTCTTTTCGTTCTCGGTCAAGGTCTGGTTCTGCATTGCTGCCGCTACGCCAATGCGTTCAATATCGAATACGTTATTAGCTGCACTTAGAGCGATATTTGCTTTATCTAAAGCAGCCTGAGCTTTCTTTTCTAAGGTAATCTTCTTTTCAGATGCCAAGCGAGCTGCTGCTAATGATTTCTGTGTCTTGGCTATTTTTGCTGCAAGAATGGAATCTTTAGCCTGTTTTTCAAAATATGAGGAAGTATTATTAGCGATACCTGCTCGCTCTTTCATTACTTGCGTATCTTCCGCATCCCACTTCTTGCGTAGATCGCGGTATTTCTTTAACCAATCTCCTACGCCTTTAGATGGACTAAATCCAATGTCTAATAAAGCAATTAGACGACCTGCACCTGTGGCTAAATCTGAAATTATTTGAGCAGACTTTTCTATGTTCTTAATAAAAGTAGGGAAACCGCCGGGGCCAGATGCGGTAGTAATTGCATCTAATAAGCCCTTGCCGATAGTCTCCGAAGCATCGGAAGCCGCCACTTGTAGTAAGGCCATCTTTCCTGCGTAGGAATCAAGCGAGGCATTACCTGAGCCTGCAAATTGCTTATTAAGAATTTCAGTTATATCGGCAAAAGATTTAGTCTTTAGGTCTGCTTGGCTAAGTCCGATATTAAGGCTTCTAAGTCCCTTGTTGTTACCTACATAGGCTTGGGATAAAGCGTTAATTACATCTGCGTAATCTTTACCAGTACCAGCAGACACATCGAAAGCCAAAGCCATGAGCTTTTGAGTTTCAATAGTTGATCCAGTTACACGCGCTAATTGAGCATACGCAGGACGAAGTTCGTCATCTAGGATACCTGTCTGCGTTTGCATATTCTTAATAAATGCTTCCGCGCTAGGTACGGCATACGCCAAGTTTAGGTTCTTAAGGTTTTGAGCTAGTATCTTTGTCGCTTTTTCATCGGCGATATAAGAAAGCATCGCTTTTTGAGCTTTGTGCGCTAACGCGAGAGAACCAGTGAATTTGGCTACTGATTTAGTTAATGCCTTAAAACTTTTATCGGCTTGGCGTGTGCCTTTACTATCATATTCTGAGGCTATGGAGATTAGGACGTTGCTCATTTAACTTTACTCCTAGCTTGAAACGTTGCTGCGGCCTTTTCAATAGCTCGCATTACTGCGGCTGTGGCCTTGCCTCTATCTTGTTCCCATGCGCGGTAAATAGCGCGACCTCGCATTTTGTCTTTACCCTCTAAACGAGATGGATATTTTGCATCTAGGTTTCTAACGAAAACGCTGTCGCCGTTCTTACGGCCTGCGGTTTCATAGATTGCACCTGCGGCAGACTTATTAAAAATGGTTGCCAATGATCTAAAACCTTTACGATTAGGCTTTGATGGAGAAGTTTTGTAAGTAATACCCTTGCGCGCTGTGGCTTGGTTATATTGAGGGAATTTACCCTGAGCGCGTGTAGCTTCTCCAGCCCAGTTGCTAAGCACTTGAGAATCGGATGGCAGGAAGCCTCTAGCCTGTCTTACAATAGGCTTTAAGGCTGCCCCCATCTCTTTCGTTAAGGCTTTGCCTAAGTCAGGCGAGAAAGCGCGTAGAGCCTTTCTAAGCTCTATTGCGCCCTTTACGCTTACTGGCATTTTCTACCGCTTTCGCCTTGTCCTTGTAAACCTGCACTATTGCTTTAAGCATCCTCTGGTCTAATTCCAAAAGAAGCTGAGGCGCGACTCCCATTTCTACCGCAAGTTGTGCGATAAAAAAGGTGAGGGAATCACGCTCTACCCTAAAGGGTCGCTTTCTAAGACCTCGACTTGCTTTAGTGTTTCCACGAATTCAAGGCCGAAAGGTTTAACTGTTTCACCCGAACGTCTAATGCACTCCCAAGCTAACCAATAGACATCTGATTGCTTTTCATCATCGCGGAACGCTTTATGAAAGCCTTTGCCCTTAGTTGCTTCGAACGCAAATTCGACTGCTGGAGTGATTTCGTGTTCGCTTACTGATCCATCTATTTTGGTTATCTTTAGTTTTGCCATAGCCCTATCTTTCTATTAGAACGTGCCTGTAGTTGCTACTGAAGTTGTGCCTTGAACGTTCCAAGTAACTGACTGGGTTCCGACATCGCCGACAGCGCCGTTAATGTCTGTGGTGTTATTTACTAGAACGTTAAAAGTGTAAAGTGGGTTGGTAGCTGATACTGCGGTTCCCTTTGTTTGTAGTAACTTAACTTCTACAGTGGTTCCCCATGCTGCTTGAAGTGTAGCTAATACGTTTGATGCTGCGGTGTCGTTTAGGAAATCGATTGTTACAGATGATGCTTCCAAGCCCTTAACATATTTTCTGCCAGAATCGCCCATTGCGGTAACCTCAAGTTCATCGAATGAACGATTAAGTGTTACAGATGTTACGTGGTCGCTAAGATCGATTGAATTTACCTTAACGCCTACGTTATTACTTAGGAAAATAGCCATTTAGATTATTCCTCGTCTTTCTTAGCGGCTGGTGTTGGTTTTACTTCTGGTTTGACTTGACCAATCTTGATTAGAAAGGCCAAATCTGGGTTCTGTGATTGGTCTGCCATGATTAACTCCATGAAGTTAGGATTGAGATGGACATTTCAGACGAAAGCAAGGTTCCAGACTGCGCTTCAAGAACGCTTGGTGCTGAGATTTCGCTAACGTTGAAAACTAGAGAAGATGCGGCAAGTAGATTAAATACGCCAATGATATTTTCTTCTATGCCATTTAAGTTGCCCTGATTATCAAGCATCGGGACAGTAATAATAATTTTGAAGTGCGCTAAAGGCGCAATGGTGTTATGCTGATTATTCTGTGGTGAGATATAAGGATCATCCGGCGCGACCACGACTGAATTGGCGAGAATTGTCGCTGGCGGAAAAGCAAAAGTCTGCCACTTGGTGTCATCCGTAATCGCTGTTGCGATTGTGGTGCGTAGAGTAGTTAGAGCAGGTGATGGCATTAGCCCACCATTGAATTAGGGTCAAGCGCGTGAGCGATAAGGCCACGAACGCGAGCGATAAGAGTATTACCCATTCGATAAGGTGACGGAGTAAAGTCAGGAGATACGCCACCGCTTGAAGTTACTTGTCTGCTCTGCCAGATATCTACTGAAATTTCTAAAGCTGCCGTTTGCACCGCTTTATCGTCCGCCCAGTCTGTGTAAGTATCGGCCTTAACTGAGCCATAAGGCAAAACTGGATGGTATGGAGTATCAGTAACGTGATTAGTAGTTACTTGGATATAGTTGGAGCCTACATTGGTAATTGTTTTATTTCCGTTGAAGTGAGAACCACATCCCTCGATATTTACAGTCTGTCCAACGTAATAAACGTCTAAAACGTATTTATCAAAATATAAGGTTCCAGTTGTGCCAACGTTTTTATGGCCAATTACATAATTCTTATTAGCCCAAAGCATAGGAAGTAGGACTGCATCTGCTGCGTCGCATACTTCCTGAAGTGTTGCATCTGAATAGAGTGAACCAACGCCAAGAGTAGAGCGAAGCTCTGCTACTGTGGTTAATGCCATCTCTATATCCTTTCGTTAAACCGATGAGAGGCGGTAGGGCTAACCGCCCCTCTCGGCGTTCTAATTTAGAGTCCTATCAGGACTTGTTGAAGCGACGGATTCCTGTCGGCTTCTTGATTGCGATGCCGTAGTAGCCATAGATTGCTACCTGTAGCTCGCCAGTACCAAGCACCTGTACCTGTAGGGTACGGCGTGGTGATTCATAGAATGTTGCTGCATCTGGAGCGACCAATAGCATTGAGTCATCTGCATCGCCAGCACCAAAGAATGGATCTACATAAAGGTTTGCACCTAATACAGATCCACGAATAGAAGTACCTGAAGCTGTACCAGAAGCGTTCATTGGATTTTGTGCCACATATAGAGGACGCTTTGAAGAGTCCTGAGCAGCCATAATCTTAGCCCACCAAGTTGAGTTAGCGATTAGGTTTGAAGCGAATGAACCTGAAGAGCCATAAGCTGCTGCTGATTCGGTTGCGATGAATGACTGTAGGCCGTCTGCATCTGAAGTAGTACCTGTTGCTACTGTACCGCCGGTGATTGCTGCTGAAAGCATTGCTACGTCGGTTGCCTTAGCGTAAGCGTTGCCTAATTCACGGATTAATTCATCGTAGAAAATTGGTGATGAACGATCAAGCAATTCCCAAGAAATTGTCTGTAGTGAAGCTGCTTTCTTTACATCTACAGTAATATAGCTAGAAGCCATTTGTGTAGTTGAGATTGGATCGGCTTCTGCCACTACATCATCTACTGTTGGAGCAGTAGTTAGCTTAGGAATTGTGAAAGACATTCCTGAAGATGGAAGTACTCCAGTAGAGAACGCATCAATGGTTGGACGTCCGCCGATTGTGGTTGAAACGAATTCCTGCATATGCTGAGGAAGTGTTAAACCTGTGTTTGTTGTGGTGTCATTATCTGCTGCGTAAATTACGCGGCGAGCCTCATCATCACCCATAGCAGCCTTGATAGATGCTGATAGGTATTCTGAAGCTGAGATTGGCTTAACGCGCTCGCGCACGTTTGTAACCGCTACAGTTGGGCGAGCTGCTTCTACAGCCGATGCCTCGATCTCTGGAGCTGCTACTGTATCTGTGGTTGTATCTTCCACGGATTGCTCGCTTTCTGTTGGTTTGGTTTCTTCTACTACTTCAGGGTTTTCCTCTGAAGCAGCAATATCAGTAACCTGAGCAGACTTAAACGCTGGCTCGGTTACTAAACTCACTTCTTGTAATGATGCCTTTGTCACATAAAGGACACCTTGCTTCGGCTTAGATGCTAATACATCAACGCCTACTGAAAGACCGGATTCAAGACCCTCTGCTGCAAGAATTAAAGCATCGTTACCGCGCTGAGATTTTGAAATTGAAAAGGTTGCATAAATTGCATCATCGGTAACTTCAAATGATTTCATTTTTCCGATTGGCTTTTTTACATCATGCTGAGATAGCAGTTTAATTGTTTTGCCATCTTCGATTGAAATAGAGCCTTTTTCAAAGATTACTTTTCCTACTGAGGTATTTCCTACCTCTGCACCAAGCGGCACAATTTTGCCAGAGATAGTGCGATCAGTTTCAGATGCGGTTAAATCCGCCGAAAATGTTAGGAATTGCTCCATTACATTCCCCCGTTTCCGTTTGGTGTTAGGTCTTCCATTTCCATAGCCTGCTCTACTGTGATTAGGCCAAGTTGTAATAGTTTTTCAGTTACTAATAGTCGCTGCATTGCATCAGGACGCAAGAATGAGCTATCCACATCCATTTTGACTACATTTCCATTAGCAGTAATATCATTCATCGATAAACGGTCTTCGACCACTGAAACGAATGGCTGTAAGGATAATGCGTAGAATTGCTTACGCTCATCGAGAACGTTTGAGTAAGTCATTGAGCGATTAGCATCTGCTGAAAGATAATAAGCAGGGATATTAGCAAGGCGAGCTATTTGTGTTGCGTAATCTTGTTTCGCTTCTACATACATCATGTCTTTAGGTGCAAATGAAGTTGGAGTAAATTCCAAAGTAGAAGTTAAGTAACCTGTGCCACGCTTCTTGCGAGACGCTTGCCATGCAGATAATAAACCTTGAACTTCTTTAGGATCTAAATCTGCGCCAGTGTTTTTTAGGAAACCGCTAGGCATTGGAGTAGCTGCTGCTACTTGTGATGCTTGCTCTAAATCTAATGCAGCACGAATAGTCATCGATCCGCGAGATAAAATTCCATCATCGAAAGATTGGAAAGTTACCATATCTTGATTGGACACATATTCGCCATCTACTAAGTAATGCGAAATAGTGTGCATATCTTCAGAATATTCCGGAGTTACTCTGTTAAATGATAACCATTCAAAACGCGCAGGACGACCATCTTCTTGGTATCTTTCAGTTACGCGCCAATATGCAACGCCGTAAAAGAATAGCGAATCAAATGTCCAAGCCAGTGTGGTAGATAATGGTTGGTTAATGCAAGGCTGATCCATCCATACTGGCTTACCTAATTCTTCACCAGTGCTTTTACGATAAAGCTCTAATGGCATTGATGAGAGAGTTCCCACTATCAAGTTTCTGGCACGTGCTAACGCAGGAACTTGAATTGCATTATTGCGATCTATCGAATAAACAAAAGGCTGGAAGAATTGATTATCTTGAATATATTGAGGGGCATATTGCGCCAAGATCGATGATTTTGGTTTAATGTCTTCAGATGCGGTCTTACGCGAAAATATACCCATATGTAAAAGTATATCAGAATAGTTGAAATTTCAACCATTATTCGGCAAAATAAATTGCAGGTTTTGCCACTGGTAGTAAGAGCTTATGGACGACCATTGCTAGGGATATCGGAGCCGATACATCGCCAGCAGATTTTCTCTTTACAATGCGCCAGCCAGAATCATTGGTCTTGGCGGCCACGTTATTCATCTGTTTATCCATCTCGTCCTGCGCTGAGTGCTTCATTCGCATATTTACAATGGAATCAAGCAGATCGCCACAGGCTTGATAAAACTGCGCCCCAGATACGTCTTCTGTCGGCACTCCAGCCCTTGATAAGCGTTCGGCTATCGATTGGGTTGCGTATTTATCGTAGCAGACTAATTTCGGCCTAAATTTGTCCACCCAGTCTTTTATATCGGCTGCTATTTTCAAATCATCAACCTGAACGCTACTTTCCCAGCTTTGGATGAGTGCAGTACCGATTTTGCCATCTTCCATAATCCAGCCGCCTACTAATGAAGCAAATCTGCCAGATGGTGCTTTATCAAAAGCAAATACTGTGTATGCACCTTTTTGTAATTTAATATCTTTATCCGCGATAGCTTCCCATGCACCAATCGGCCACGGAGAAGCAAGCGAATCTACCCATTGGCAGAGCGTTTCTGTTCTTGTGCTTTCAACCGAGTTGGTCGCAATAGACTCCGCAATCGCAGCTTCATCAAATAAATATCCAAGAGCAGGATTAGCCGCCGTCCACGCTTTCCGATCGTCAATCTTTGCAAATTGAGGAGCTGAGTATTCATACCAAGCAAACTCACTTGGCGGATAGTCAAGAGCGCGTTCGCGCATATCGTTAAGAACTGTTGAAAACGCATCGCCAGCATTAGAAGTCGTAAATGTCTGTGAATTCGGCCTTGCTCTTGTGGTCGGGCGAGCAGCCGTCCACGCATCTTCGCTAATTTCACGGAGTTCATCAATATAAAGGAAATCGACAGTCTTACCGCGAGAGCCATCGCGAGTAGCAGCAGCAACCTCGTAAAGGCCGCCGTTATTAAGTAATATCTTTTCAGTGCCGTTAGCATATCTAATCGCCTTTACATGAGATTTTAGAAATGGGAATTCTTCAAATACGCCAGCCACCTTTTGAAAAGTGTCTAAGGCCATATTTCGGTTAGAAGACATGGCAAGTATCTTTTCGCCTTGTAATAGCTTCCAAACTATTAACATTCTTGCTAAATGTGTTTTTCCGTTCTGTCTAGCAATGAGAAGTCCGCCGATTTTCCGGCGGAACTTCCCATGCTCGTCGATCGATAGGAAATCATCTAAAACGTACCTTTGCCACGGAAGTAAAGGCATATCCATCATATCCGCTAGGTCTGCCACTTCCTGCATACGAGATTTACCCTTATGAATAGGTGTGTGGATGCGTGGTTCTGTTGCCCCTCGTAGCGGTTGGTCTTGATTGGTTGGCATTGGCTACGACTGGTCTGAATCGGTGCTGAATGGACTGTGATGAACGACACTGGCCTGAACCAGAGAGGGATTGGC